TTCCATTGTTGTCCGATGAAACACTGGCGGAAAAGTTGGAACGTTTGCGTGTCGTCGAAGATGACACCATTGATGATATGTTTGCCAAGAGTAAGCCCCGTCTAACGGGCGCAAAAGCGGAGGGCGAGTAATGGGTGGTTCGGATAATCAAAGAGGAACACGCCCGCCTGTTTTGAGAAAGCGGCAGGCAGATGAGTAACACTATTTAGAAGAAGTGCAATGAAAAACACCAAGACCTGCACCAAGTGTCCAGAAAGAAAGACCTGCACGAAACCGTGCGACGCAATTGAGCTATTACTTCCAGGTGTTCGTGCGGGTCTTTTGCGCGGCGAACGAACCATTGGGGTGGATATCAGGGGGCATGACGATATACGCAAAGAGGTCATTGACATTACACGAAAATGGCTTGACGAAAAGTGCGAAACCACAGTCGCGAATGTAACGGCGATTCTTGAACTCTATTGGTGGCAGGGGTTCACGCAACAAAAGACCGGCAAAATAATGGGCATGTCGCAACAAAACGTGGCAAGAATATTGGGGATACATAGTAAATCGTTGTACGGGTGAGTGGCCTTGATAAGTCCGCTCCGCTGCCGTGCCGTTCCGGCATCATCAATAGACGGCTCCATAAATATTACGGCAGTCCACTACGTGAACTGTTTACAGTCACGCAGGCTGATGGTGTAGTGGGAACATATTAGTTTCCAAATCTAATGACCGGGGTTCGATTCCTCGTCGGTCTGCCAATTTGCGCGATGAGTTACGCTATGCGGGTTGAAATTGATTTTGTCTGCGCGGGTTCGCTTGTACTCGCCGCCATATTGATACTGTACCAGTTCACGATACGCCTGATATGCAAGGCGATTGCAAAGATGGAAGGGCCATGGGCGACATACTCAAGGAAATAACGGATGAGGTCGCGGACAAAACCGCCGAGGAGTTGTTTGCGATAAAGAAAGAACGCCTTAATAATCTTTTATGGGGTGATGTTGAACAGTGGCAAAATTTGCAAGACTTGCCCGTACCCCGTCAAAAGTAAAGGCGGAACTGCAACGCCGTGGCGTGTGGAGTGAGTTCGTTTCGCGTCAAAGCCGGTTGAAAAAGAGCAACCGCGACCAGCGGGCACTACGCGATACGCTTGTATCTGAGTATCTTGGCCCGCGTTGGGCTGACGGCCCGAAGCATTGGACGCTACCCGGCCCAAATGATATCAAGCGCGACAATGCGTATTCGCTGGATGCACCCGTGCCGACGCACGCGCCCGCAAAAATAGAACGGTTGAACATACGGCGCGACGTGAGTTGGGTCTTGAGCAATCTATTGACCGAGGACTTATACGAGGAAGACGCGCCAAGCAGAATCGCGTATGTGTTGTGGGCCGTGTATTCCGAAAGCCCGGCCATGCGAAAAGCGTTCGCTGAGAAGTTCGCCATAAAGCTACTGCCAACCCAGTCGCAGATAGACAAGAAAGAACAATTTGCAGACGACGGAGACAAGTGCACCGGTGCAATCGCGGCGGCTCTTAAGTACGCTGACAGCGACGCAACGGAAAACATTATTTCCCTATTACCACCTCGTCCCGAAGGATTACCAGAAGAATCTGGAGTTTCGAGACAAGATGGTGAAATACGGAAAGCAGAGTAACCGGCACGCGAAGGAACTCTGGACAATGTGTTCGCGTGACTTGCTATTCTACACAAATACGTTCGCGTGGATTGAGGCGCCGCGTCGTCAGGACTTAAAGATTATTCCGTTCAATACGTATGACTTTCAGGACTCGGCGTTCGCCGAACTGATGAGTTCGGCTGGCCTGGCGGACGCGTTGCCGCGTGACGTGTTGATTGAGAAGTCGCGTGACGTGGGCGCGACGTGGATGTGTCTTACAGTATGCGACTGGGCGTGGCGGTTCAGGCCGCACACGTTGATAACTATATCCAGTCGCAAGGAGGCGTTGGTTGACAAGACAGACCAGCCGGACACGCTGTTCGCGAAACTGGACTTTCTTGACGCATACCTTCCGCCATATCTTGCGCAGGGGCCGGAACGCAGACGGAGACAGCAGTTGTCGGTAAAGAACCTGTCTAACGAGTCGGTTATCAACGGAGAATCAACAACCGGCGATATCGCACGTGGTGGCAGACGCGGGTTTATCCTGCTGGACGAGTTCGCGTCATTCGAGAGCGAACGCCCCGGCAGCGGATTCAAGGCCATTGCCTCGACTGGTAGCAACACGAACTGCCGTATTATGAACAGCACGCCAAAGGGTACGGCAACCGCGTTCTATTCGATGCGTATGAACCCGCATACGAACGTGATAACGCTGCATTGGTCGCAGCATCCCGAAAAGAGACGTGGGCTGTATCGTATTCTTGACGATGGCAAGCCCGACGTGCTTGATTCTGAATGGCACAATATCCACCCGAACTATCAGTTCGTTGAGGAACCAGGCAAGTTCGATGGGCTACGCAGTCCGTGGTATGACGGCATGTGCCGGCGCGCTGGCTCGACTATCGAAATCGCGCAGGAACTCGACCTTGACTCGTTCGGCGCGGGCGACCCGTTTTTCGACCAGATTGTGATAGAGGGCATACTGCAAGACACAGTACGCAATCCATCATGGACTGGCCGATTGGCTGAACTCGTACCGACGCTTGACGTGAACGAAGTATACGCGTCACCATTGAAGCTGTGGTGTAACCTCAGCGCGACGAATCGCCCGCCGCAGGCCACGGTGTACGCGATGGGCTGTGACATCTCGACCGGCACGGGCGCGTCGGATAGCGCGATAAGCGTGATTGACCGCACGACCGGCGAGAAGGTGGCTGAGTATGTTAACAACCGCGTATTGGCCGAGGACTTCGCCAAGATAGCAGTCGCTATGGCAAACTTGTTCTCAACCGAATCGAGCAAGTGCTTTATGGGTTGGGAAGCGACCGGGCCAGGCGAAAGTTTCGGTGTGCGGGTCGTGCGTGTTCATAATTATGGACACGTCTATTACTATCGTAGCGATACTGATATCCGACACAAGCGGACGGGCAGGCCGGGTTGGTACGCTAACCGCAGCCTGAAGTTGCAGTTGCTTGCGTCGTACCGGTCAGCACTTGGTACAGGTGCGTTTGTCAATCGTTCGCATGACGCGGTGGCGCAGTGTCGCGAATACATATACGCCACGTCCGGCGCGGTCGAACACGCGAAGCAGAGCAGTGGCGATAGCGCGAGTGGCAATAAGGAACAGCATGGTGACATCGTGATAGCGGACGCAATCGCAAACAAGATGATTGAGGAATGGGGCGCGCTCGGCAAGGGCGTTGCGACCGCCGGGCTGAAAGCACCCGTCGGTAGTTTGCAGGAACGTATGGATATGGCAATTGAAGAGGCGCGCGGAGTAAAGGAAGCGGTTTGGTAATGGACGACAAACTATACGACCGGCTGCGAAAGGCCATGCGCGTCTCGCGTAAGCAACTTGAAGTCTACCGCGAGAATATCCGTTTGGCGATAAAACAATACGTCGGCAGCCACTATTCAGAAGATGGCGCGTCGGATAAAGTGCCGGTAAACCTCTTGGAGTTGACGGTAAACATCTATCGCAGGCATCTTGTCGGCGGGCAGCCCAAGATACTCGCAACCACGCTGCGTGACGACCAGAAGCCTATCGCCAAGAAGTTACAGGCGCAGGTGAATAAGCGGTTGAGGCAGATACGGTTCAGGGACACGCTTGACCGATTCGTGACCAACGCGCTGTTCGGGCCATCAATACTCAAGGTCGGTATGGACATTTATGCGGACACCATGTTCGGCGACGAGTGGTTGCCGATTGGCGAGTCATACGCCGAGGAACTATCGTTCCACGACTGGGTGCATGATATGTCGGCCAAGACATACGAGCAGGTATCGTTCGCCGGTCACAGATATCGCCTGCCCCTGAAGTATGTTCAGGAAAACGACGAATACAAGAACACAAACGAACTGCTGCCAACCAAACAGGGCGAGATGGATACCGGCGAGGACGCGAACGCGGAATACATATCGCGTGGTACGCCGACCGAACAGACCGAGTTCATGGACTTTGTTGACCTGTGGGATATCTGGCTACCGGGCGATAACGTTATCGTCACCATGCCAGCGAAGGACGGGAAGATATTGCGTGTACGCGATTGGGAAGGCCCGTCGCACGGCCCGTACCATTTCTTGAACTTCACCAACGTACCCGACCAGATACTCGGATTGCCGCCCGTGGCGACATGGATGGACTTGCACGAACTATCCAACGCACTGTACCGCAAGTTGGCGCGTCAGGCGACACGGCAAAAGACATATACCGCGTATCGAGGCACAGCCACGCAGGACGCACAGCGCGTACAGGCCGCACGTGATGGCGACATGATAGCGATGGACGACCCCGAAGGCGTGCAGGAACGCGCGACCGGCGGCGCAGACCCCGGCAACATGGCGTTCCTCTTACAGACGATAGACAAGTATTCGTGGTTCGCTGGCAACCTCGACGCGATGGGTGGGCTGGGGCCGCAATCTGAGACACTCGGACAAGACCAGATGCTCACCGAAAGTGCAACCCAAAGGCTTCAAGAGATGCGGTTGCGCGTGAATGATTCCGTCGAGGAGATATGCCGCGACATCGCGTGGTACGAATATACCGACCCCACCAAAGAGGATGACATCGAGATAGACGTTGAGGGTACGGACATCACACTCGACGATACGTTCGCGCCCGAAGAACGCAACATCAAGTTCGACTTGTTCGATATCAAGATTGAACCGTACTCGCTGCTACATCGTACGCCGCCGCAAAAACTCGACGTGATTATGAAACTGATGGACAGGGCGATGGCGATGGGTCCGATGTTGGAGGCGCAAGGAATAACGATTGACGCTGAAGCATTGTTCCGTATCGCGGGCGAGTACACGAACCTGCCTGAACTGTCCGAACTGTTGAAGTTCGTCGGCCCACCGTCAGACGAGGGCCAAGGGGCAGGCCCTCGCCATGACGCAACACAATCCCCGAACACGACACGAACAAACGTGCGTGTCAACAAGCCCGGCGGCACACGGCAGGGCAAGGACGCGGCGATGGCGCAAGCGCTAGTCGGCAAGGCAGGGCAGGCGAATGAACTAGCCGCAGTAGTGAGGCCATAAGGAGAACAATATGAGCAACCCGTCGGAGGCGACATTAGTATGCCGTGACGGAGAATGGGTCGAGGCGAACTACGTCAGGCCGTGTAGCGCAGACCCGTGGGCCGAAGGGCTACACAGCGAGGCGCTGGCGGTGATGCCGAGGCAAGTAAGCGAGGCAACCGAATTATTGAAGAGTCGCGGCGTAACAACCGACTTCGATACCAAAGGCAGGCCGATATTTACGAGTCGAACACATCGCAGACGCCACTGTGAGGCGCTCGGTGTATTTGATAAAAACGGGGGTTATGGCGACCCCCAACAGAAATAGGAGAGTCTCATGGCAGACGACACACACGGAGAAAGTGATGTCACCGAACTGGAAGACGCGGGACTGTTAGAAACGTCTGATACCGGCGTCGACACCGGCGAAGATACGGTGGACTCACTATTTGCAAGCGAGGCGACCGAAGAGGATGACGCGGCTTTGAAGGAAGTTCAGTCGCGTTACGGAATTGAAGACCCGGCGGAAGTTGCGCCGGAACCCGAAACCGTTGACGAAGGCAGTCCGGTTGCGGAGGTGACGGAAGAGCCAAAGGCCGTTGATGAAGTAAGTCCGGTCAGAAGCGAAACGCCAGAAGAAGAGGTGGCGGCTGTTGCACCCGAACCGGAAGCGATGCCGCAGATAGAACTCGACGAGGAAATTCTTGCACCGGAAGTTATATCCGCCATCCGCGCCATAGAGGCGCAAAATGCTGAACTTGCCAGACGGCTTGACGGCATTACGCAATCCCAGGAAGCAGTGGCCCAAGCCGAGTACACCGCACGATTCGACAAGATGGTGGTGACTGACGGCGCGGACTACGCCGCGATTTTGGGCGACAAACCCCTGAATGAACTGGAAACACATTCGGAGGAGTACCGCAATCGAGAACACGTTGACGTTATGATGGGTTCTATTGCGGATGCGCGAGAAGCACGCGGATTGAAGTCGCTCACCGAAGTTGAACTATTCAAGACCGCGCTGCACGCGCAATTTCCAAACCAAACCGAAAAGATTATTCGTGAGAGCTTGTCGGGCAAACTCAAAAAGCGGGAGAAATTGGCGTCTAGTCCCCCAACCCACCGCAAATCGAAGGACATGCGTACTGGCCGTAAAAAGTCAGAGGGCGTGATTAACTCGATATTGCATAAGTTGGGCGTGGACACTACTCCTGCCGATGGTTCGCTGACAGACCTCTACGAGTAACAATATTACTTCGAGCAGAGAGGGTAAATAATGGCAGTTCTTCATGCAAGCGACATTGCCGACCTTGTTGTTGCGGCACAGAAGGAGTTGGGGCGCGGTAAGATTACCGACCTCGCTTCGGATTTGCAGTACAAGGTGGCGTTGTCAAGAATCATGCGTAAAGAGCGTGTGTTCGTAAATGGTGGTCGTGAACTTCAGTTCAACGCCCTGATGAACGGCGACGGAAACACGCGTAATTCAGGTCTGTTTGACGTTGATAATCTCAACCAGATAGACGGCGCAATCACCGGCGCGGTGCCGTGGAAATACACGACCGGCGGGTATACGTGGGACATGCGGCAGGACGATATCGCGTCAGGCGCGTCCAAGTTGCTCGACTTCGTGCAGTTGAAACGGTATCAGTCAATGGTGAGTTGGTGCGACAAGATGGAGGAGAACTTCTGGGGCGAACCCACGAGTTCGACCGACACAACCACACCGTTCGGTATCAAGTATTGGCTGGTGTATAACGCCTCCGAAGGATTCAACGGCGGCAACAACTCCAACTTCTCGTCCGGCCCCGCGGGCATTGACCGTGACACGTATGCACGCTGGAAGAATTACTCGTTCCAGTATACGAACGTGAGCAAGGACGACTTCGTGGACAAGTGCCGTACCGCACGCTGGAACTGCGACTTCCAGGCGTCGGTTGACAGTCGCCCGATTCCGGGTTACGGCACGCCTGACCGTTATGGTCAGTACACAACGTGGGATGTCGTGCGGACGCTTGAGCGTCTGTTGGAGAACCAGAACGACAACCTAGGCAACGACCTGTCGAGCAAGGACGGAAAGACCATGCTCGGTAACGTCACCATCGAGGCCGTTCCGTATCTCCAGTCGAACGAGTCCGCAGCCGACCCGATTGTCGGGATTGACTGGGGCGTGTTCCGTACCGCGTTCCTGAGCGGATGGGTGATGAAAGAAAGCCGTCCGAGCGTGCAGGCCAACTCGCACAACGTGTTGGAAGTCCACATGGATAACGCATCCAACTGGATTTGCTACGACTGCCGCCGGTTGTTCCTTGGCGCAAAGTCAACGTGGCATTGAGTTGGTTAGATTTTTGAAAGGAGTAAACAATGGCTCGTATTAATGAGTACATGGGTGCGGACACTTCCTCAAGTCCCAGCCCTTCAATTTGGGGGAACTGTATCCCCCTTGACGATGAACGAGCGGGGTATGTGTACGAAGACCACTTCCTCGGCCCGTTCGACCCGACGACCACGACCGGGTGGACAATTACGCAAGAAGCGTCCGGTCTGCTTGAGTTGTTTGATTACGCGGGTGGGGCGCTCAACGTGTCCAGTAACGGGCACAACGCGGCACACGACGGTATTAATGCCCAGTTGCTTGACAGCACAGGCGGAGAGAACTGGTTGTGCGCCGACGGTAAGGAACTCTGGTTCGAGGCCCGCATCAAGGTCAACGACGAGTCGGACGAGTTTTACATCGGCTTGTGTGACCGCGAAACGGACATCATCGAACAGACGTCAGGCATGTTGGATTCGACAGCACGCAACATGATCGGCTTCTACACCGATGCGGGTACTACGGCTACGTACCTGGAGTTCATTAGCGCAAAGGCTGGCTCGGCTGATGCCGATGCCGATGTTGGGTCAGGAGCGACGATTGCCGATGTTACGTGGATCAAGGTTGGCTTCCGCGTCTATTACGACGAGGGCCAGTTGAAAGTGGTTCCGTACATCAACGGCACGAAGCTCACGGCGAAAGAGGTAACGGATACGGACGACATTCCGATTACCGTTGACACCGGCGAGATGGCACTGAGCTTTGTGGCTCAGGTTGCGGCGACCGGCGCGAACGCTGAACTGTATGTTGACTGGGTGCGCATCGCCTCGACATACTAATCGAAAGGACAGACGATGACTCGTGACACGCGCAAATATGTACGTCAGATGATAGGAATTGACGACGACAAAGACAAAATCATCAGCATGAAGCTGATGGCGCGTTTGACCCGCATGGAAAAGGCACTCGCAAGAGTATCGCGCCAGAGCAGTATCGGTCGTGAAGCGCTTGCCGCCATTATCTGCGGACTGACTGAGGACAACTGGTCTGAGAAATCACCCGAAAAGATTGAGGCCGACCGGGCTGAAGCCGAACGTATCAAGCAGGACAAGCTTGATGCTGACCGGAAAGCGCAGGAAGCAAGGATGATTACAGAACCGGTGTAGTGACAATGTATTGATTCCCCCGCCCTCTTACGGCGCTTCGGGCGCAAACTGGGGCGGGGGGTTCACCTGACAATTAGGAGATAGTAAAATGCTTCACAGAATGAGAGACCAGTTGCGGAACGGAGAAGTTGATTCTTCGCAAGAAATGTTCCGTTCCCCAGAGGGACATGTATCGGGATTCGGTAAGACGGTCGGTAATGGCGTCCAGGGATGGGCACCTGGTGCCAGATTCACACACACCGATGGCACGGAAGGTACGCTCCACTACCGTAATACTGGAACAAAGACAGCGGCAGTATGGGTATCATCTGGGTTGCTTCGTATGGATACCAGCGGTACGTATATGCGCGCTGGGGTTCCCACCGGAATGTGGGGCAACGCGCCCTCGCCGGCCAGTGCCGATTACGACACGGTCGTACACCATTACTTCAATGACTTCCGTGCGTTGAGCGCCGACTACGACGTCACAAACGAGTGGACTGCCTCTGAAACTGCTGGCGGGTGTACGCAGGCGATTACCGCAGATGTTGTGAACGGTGAATTGCTGCTTACCAACGAGGCGACAACCGACAACAGCGGCTGCCAGGTTCAGCTCAAGCAGGAATCGTTCCTGCTTGCGACCGGAAAGAAGTTGTGGTTCGAGTGTCGAATCAAGGCCAATGCCGCAACACAGAACGACGTGTATGCTGGCATGATTGTTACCGAAGACCTTACCGCTGTGGCAGACAACATGGCGGGGAACGGAGTTGTGTTCCATAAGGACGACGGCGCGACGGTTATCAAACTTACTTCGTCTGACAATGGTACTAACTTGCAGAACGCGACCGCGGGCACATTGGCGACCGCCTACATCAGGTTGGGCTTCTACTTCGATGGTGGCGCGACCGGTGCGGCCACAATCACACCATACGTCAACGGCGTTGCGGGTACGGCTATTGCGGATATCACTTACGCTACAATGTCCGAACTCTCTGTTGTCCTCGGAGTGCGTAACGGTGACGGGACAACGACCCAAACACTGACAATTGACTATGTGAAAGTGGTCCAATTGCGTTGAGAGAATAGTTAGTTTTTCGGGTGGGCGGGGTTTAGTCCCCGCCACAACCCGCAGGAGATTGCTATGTTTGTTGTAAGAAAAGACGCGGCCGCAGATATTAGTTTTGAGGGTATTGACGCGTCGCATACCGGTTTGCAAACGGACGCTACCGGCAACCTGCGGGTCGTAAACTCTGCGGGTGCTGGAACGACCGCGATTGCGAACATTACCCATGCTGTTGTCAGTTGTGCCGCAGGTGCGACTACGGCGGTTATTGCTGCCCCTGGCGCCTGATTCTCGTTGTGGATTTACGGGCTTACGGGCGCAGCCGATACCGCAGCAGGTGTTGTTACCCTGAAGGACAGCGACGCTACCGCGCTCAGTGGAGCAATGGCGGTAAGCGACGAGGGTCATATCCCTCCGATTGCCATCAGCGGGAACGCTGATATGCCAGCCATGAAGCTGGTGGAGAACAAAGGATTTTCAATCACCTGTGTTGGGTGTTTCTTGGGCGGTGTCGTTACATACGCCCCGGTTGCCGTGTAAAAAAGGAGAAGCAAGATGAAGAAGTTATTGGTAGTCGCACTCATGTTGGTTGTATTCTGCGGGGTGTCGTTGGCGGATTGGCAGACTGATTTTGAGGCGTGGAAGTCCCAGACACCAGAAGCCCGATTTCAGGGCAAGAGGGGTGGCAATCCAGAAACGGCGAAGTGTGTTGTGCTAATTAAGTCAGCCACACAAGAACAGTTGACTTTGATGGTTGCCAACATAGAACCCATTGTTTTCGAGCAGAACACAAAGACACACTTGAAAAAATCAACGACTAGTATTTTAGCCCTTGCTTATTCCAAGCAAACTCTAACTAGCCAAGACCGATGGGTAAAGGCTATTCGTCTAGTGGATATGTTTAAGCAAAAAGAATTTGATAACTGGGATGAAGCTATGGGGTATCGAATTCTTTGTCGAGAAGGCAAGGTCGCAGTCAAAGCAAAGGTAATTACTCAAGATGCCTTGGACGCACTCAAGGATGAATTTGTTGCCACCATGACCCTTACATCCAAGGCAGTTTACGCGCCGGAAAGGGTTTCCGTTATTGAGGTAGTAAATGACATAGAAGAGGTATTGGCATACCCTGAGAAAGATAAGGCGAAGAAACTTCTTCATTACTTGAATAAAGCTAATATTGATGGAAAATATTCTGATGCTGATTATATTACCCTGCTTAGAAAAATAATCAAGGCTTCAGTTCAGAGACTTAAAGAGACAAAAGATGCAGACGAAAGAATCGTCATTATTGCCGGCATTGGCGGAATCAAAACTACATATAAAGAACTTATGGAGCTTCAGTAATGGGAACAATAACCAAGCTCGGTATTGTTGGTGCTGTAGGTGCTGCCGTGGTGGGGGGAGCTTTATTGCTTTCCCCGTCCACCCCTCCTGATGATTCGTGGATGGATGATATTGACGAGATTCCCTACGTCAAGATTGAACGGACTCGTATTCCGAGGACAGAGATTCCAACCACAAATATTCAAGTTACTTCACTCCCAACACAGCCAATCTGGGAATCTGTTTACAGCGAAGCCGACCTTCTTTCTTACACCCAAATAGAGCGCGAGGCTTTGCGGAAGGCAATTATTCAATTCACAATAATCCCCAGAAGTAAAACATCTATCCTGTTTATGATGCGTAGGTGGAAACAGACAAGAGAAACAGTTGCCTTGCCTCGCGCCCCAATAGCTGTCCGTCCTTTCTATGTAACCGAAGGGCAATTTTTAGGAGAGTGGAAACTGCCATATACGAAACATAGGAAGCAACTTGTTTATCGCTTCATAGCTGATGATTGGAGAGAAATATTTGCTGCTACCATACATGATATTCCTGTATCCTTGTGCGTCCTTGATTTTCGGGTAAGCGAGTTTGACGGGCCGATGATTGAGGAAT